GAAACGTATTGTTTCAATGACTTCTCTAATGCCATCTTCACAGTCTGCTTCCAACTGGACGGAAGCACAAAGCAAAAAGCTGAAAACTCATTAGTTTCTTCTGATAAATACCCGTATCTGGAGACAATATCAGCAACACTGCTAACAGCTTCCCCAAAGTAACTATTCAGGATATTTTCATCATCTTCTGAGGAAGATATTTGCTCAACATCCTTACTCTTAGCACCAGTGTATCCAGTTATTTTGTATACTTCCGGCATTATGTCAGCTTTATATAGAGTGATTTTTATATCCATATCGCAAATATATGATGTTGAAAATCATTCAAGTTGTTATTTTACAACTATTTCCGCGCTTCTTTAATTTATAAATAGCCCATCCAACGCCACTTATAGCAACTAAAGTAATTAAGGCCCAAATCATATTACTTATTTGCTTGAGTAATGTCGTTTCATCTTTCTGTTTCTCCTGTTCCTGCCTTACATTTTCTTGGCTTTGAGAAGACGATGAACTATCAGATTTCAATGCAACACTATCCGCAATTGAGGTATTGGTATTCTGTTCAATCTCATTATTCTCTTCTGTATCTCCCTCTGCCAATAGTGGATGCTTGCCGGTAACAGAGTCCTTCGGCTTACTGGTATCATACAGTTTCCAGTTTATTTTTTTATTGGTAGTGGAGTGCAGGAAGTTGGATATGTCCTGCATAGAGGTGAAACCAAAATCAAGAACCTGCCGGGTACTATCTTCTTTTTGAATGAAGCTTTCTTGCTTCATTGTAGACTTATGGCTGCCGCAAGAAGACAACCATATTCCTGATATCAGAAACATGGTTATATAAAACAAACGTTTCATGGCTTAATTACTACATTACGCAGAAAGTTAGAAAACTCACTTCTAACATCGAAGCATGGACACGCCTTGATATACTCTACCGGCTCAACTTCACCGCTACCATCAAGGTCTGGCGAAGTGTCCCGGTGACCAAGAAACTCAATAATCTGGTATTCCTTACAAAGCTTGGCAACCAGTTCTCGAAGTGCGGCTTTCTGTTCAGGCGTCCGGGTATCAGTAGGTTTCCCGTTTGCATCCAGACCACCAATATAACAGATACCAACTGAGTGTTTATTATATGATATGCCTGAGAATCCTTTAGTGTTACAGTGCGCACCGTCAATGTTCAACGGTCGCCCATTTTCCACAGTACCATCAAGGTCTATGACGAAGTTATACCCAATTTGATTAAACCCTCTTTGCCTGTGGATTCGATCAATATCTTTCGCACGTAAATCCTGCCCGGCACGTGTGGCCGAGCAATGGATAATAATAGCATCA